TGATCATTGGTACTTTTAACGGATCAAATGTATTGGTCTGCCCCAAAGGATGCTTGGAAGCATTCAAATCTAAAGCCGTGCCGGATGAGTGATTGCTGAGCTTTGTAGTTTCCCCACGGATTGGCCGGTAACAATACCCCCAATCGTCAAGTGAACCCACATCAAGCGGCTCAATCAGCTCATGGAATTCAGCAGCTAATCCAATCAGCAAGGGTGCGACCGCTTCGGCACAACGCAGCTTGATTGCCGTGCCCGGTACTGGATAGGACTTAATGCCTAACTCAGCCTCATCCTTGGAAGCGGGCCAACCGTTTGCGCTAGTCTCCATGCATTTCTACCTTTGGCATTATCCAACGGCATGTTGTTTCGTCAAACCCTAAATTGTTTTCAGGTTCAGGTGCAATGAAAGCATCACGCGTTGCATCATAGGTATAACCTACGCCCGCATAATTAAAGCGAATCTTGCCATTGTAGCTAGTGCGTTTGCACAATTGACCTCTAAAATTGCCATACCAAACCTCAGGGTTTAAACCTTCAATGGTTTCTGTTTCATCAATGCCGACAATAACCTCTGTAACAATATTCTTATCATCTAAAAAAGCGTAATGTGCCATTATGTCCAACTCACATTTCCGGTGCCAGCTGTGATTGTTGATACTTTAAATCCACCGCTTGGGGCAGCCGTTGATCCTGTAAGGCCTGCGCCTATTGTGATTGTTTTAGTGTCTGCATATTTTAAAATCACTATGCCGCTGCCACCTGCACCGCCATTTGTTGGAGAGCCTGAACCACCGCCACCACCACCGCCACCTGTGTTAGCAGTTCCAGCGGTTCCATTTACATTGTTTAATGCACCAGCACCGCCACCGCCTGCACCGCCTGTGCCAGCGGGCGAGCCACCATTACAACCACCACCTCCACCGCCTGCATAAGTTACCGCTGAACCTGAAATAGAATTAGATGTTCCCGCGCCACCATTACCGCCGTTATTGCCAGCGCTATTGCCACCAACTGCGCTTGCACCGCCTCCGCCTCCGCCGCCGTTATTGGTTGATGCAAAACCACCATTGTTGCCTTGTGACGGGCTAGTGGATGGAGTATTACCAAGACCGCTTACAACGCTTGTGTTAGAACCACCGCCTGAACCACCACTATATGAATTAGGGTTTCCGCCACCTAAAGATGAACCACCACCGCCACCTGTTGAAGTAATAGTTGAAAATACCGAGTTTGAGCCGCTAGTGCCTAGCCCTCCAACACCACCAGCACCGCCAGCACCTACTGTTACTGTGTAATTTGTTATTAAAGAAAGCCCAGTTAATGTAGATGTCCTGTAACCACCAGCACCGCCTCCGCCACCGTCATAACCGCCTCCGCCACCGCCGCCTGCAACGACTAAGTATTCAACATTTATAGTGCGAGGATAGCCAGCGCTACTCATGATTCCCAGCATTGGAGTCATTATGCAATATCTCCAAATACGATCCAAGAGTTTGCAGCTAATTTTTTACAGGTTGCACCAGAATTTGCCACACGCAATTTAGGTGTGGCACTTGTTGCACCTGTTGAAATCACTGTTGTTGTGCCTGGAGTGACTGCGCCAATAGTTGGCTGACCTGCACCGGTAATCCAGAACACATTGATTTCTGTGCCAACGGCAAAATTGAAAGTTGCATCTGTTGGTATGTTGAATTGCTGCGTTGCAGCGTTATTCATTGAAAATATATTGCCCTCATCACCGGAGGCAAAAGTATATGAGGCAGTTTTTGCACTGTAAGTTGATTCCTGGAAAGCAGCAGCCTGCAAGGTTGTCATTTGTGCAGCCGTTAAGACTTGGCCTGTTGTAAAAGTCTGTTTTGTGGACATTTTATTTCTCCCTAATAACTAAGCACATTGGTATCAAGAATACCGTAAAAAGTGCTGTCTAGAATGAAAGCATCAATTATGGGTTCAAGTGTCGTCATTTTTACTCGCCAAGAATTTGGAGTGATTTCCATAGATTTGCCGAATACTTGCAGGGTTTTTGTTAGCGTAGTTGAACCAGGCTGATTTGTCGTAATAGTCACTGGATCAAAATAATCAAGGTCAAGGGCTGCAATTATGCCGGCATTGTAATTGTTGGTGTATAAATCTAACTGGATTTCATCGCATCTCACGCTTGTTTCAGCCCTGGAAGCTACATAAGCCTGTGCATAATTGAGGGCAGTAGCAGTATCCTGCATTAATAAATTTTGCTGGTTGTAAGAGTGCAAGAAATACTTGGCAATGCTTGCTGCATCTGATGCCGTTTGTGTGGCCAAACCTGTGGCGGTTATGTTTGCTTCATTGTAAACAAGGGTGTCATTTGTTACCCAAACCGCGTTGAAATAGTCAATTGCCGTTCCATTATCGTTAAACACAACCGGTGTGGCTGCCACGCTTGAAGCAGTCAGATTTCTATCCTGAAAAATAAAACTGCCTGCCGCATCCACATAAAATGCACCAAATTCTGTGGTCTCGATTGTCTGACATGCTTGGAGTGCGGTTCGGGCAGTGCCCGGATCGGCCTGGACGGTGGTGAGCCCCGGATCTACATCCCTCATAGAATTTGGCCAAGATATGGAATCTAACAAGTTGTTGATTCTCGCGCCCGTCAATTGACCCGCGCTTGTTCCTGCGACTGTTGAAATCTGAGCATTCTGAGCCAATCGGAAAGCATCGACCGCTTGGATTGTCGTGTAAACGACATCGCCAACTGAAGATTGTGGGGTTGATGTCGAATAAGAAGTGATAAATCCACTGAAGACGGGATAAGTCACGGCTCCATAAGTGGCGGTGATTTGCACCTTACGCATTGGAGTAAGGAACCCGTAATAAGGCCCACTTAGATTCATTGGGTTGAAATAGCCATTTTGGTCGACAATGCGTAATGAGAGCGTGCCGGTTTGAAATTGGTCAGCTTGGGCATTACGGCCGCGCCGAGTGTTGATTGAATCTATAACATCGGACACATCAACAATGACTGCGGCTGCATCAGCCAAAACATTTGTGTCCAAAATGCCTTGATCTAAAATCATGGCTTGGGCAAAACTTGGGCCAGTGCTGAAATTTATGAATGCATTAATTGTTGGAATTGTCATGCTGGCAATGCCCCTGCGTAAGTGGTCAAATATCCACGGCGTGCAATTTCATTTAGTGCAGTTTGAACTGCATCAACAATGGTGTTTTCATCAGCCATTGATGGGCCAGTATTCACCACTACTGAAATGCCCGTTTTTTGGTCAAAATTGCGGTCAGGTTGTTGTGCCGGGTTGTAGTCAGTGCCGGGAACAAATGCCGGAGTGCCATCAGGCATTGCCGCTGGGATGTTAGTTGGTGGCACATAATTTCGGTCAGGTTGTTGACTTGGGTTGAATGTGACTCCAGGCACGCGCCCATTAATATTGTTTAATTGGTTAGCCGCCATTCCTGCTGTGTATGACAAATAAGCCAATGCGGTTGCCGCTTTAACTTCTTGATCTAATTTTTCAGCTTGAGCCTTAACCAAGGCATCATTTGCAGCTTGTGCCGTTTTGCCAGTCTCATCAAGAATGGCAATCTGAGCTCGAATTCGGGCTTTCGTTTCCTCATCAGTAGCTTGATTCAAAGCTGCGTTAAGGCCAATGCGTTCTAAATCAAACTTAGCTTTGAGGGCATCAAGTGCCGCTTGGTCTTTCTTCATTTGAGCTTCATCGCGTGTGGCTTTATTTTTTGCCACAAGGTCGAGATATTCTTGGCGTTTTTGAAGCTGAAGTTTTTTATTGTATGCCACGGCAGCATTGCGCTCACCTGGACTCTGTTGCCCATATCCAGTTTTAACCTTGGATTGGCCTAATCTCATCAATGCGCCTAATGGCCCGGCTGAAAACGAATCGCCAAGCGTTCTGACAATAGCATTAAACAATGGGATTGATTTCAATTTTCCTGTGAGAATGCCAATGCCACGAATAACATCGGCCGTGTTTTGTGCCAGTGTCTCCATTGCATCAGCAGTGTCTTGAACGCCATTATTGTCACCCATTTGAGAGAGCGCATCAAGCAAACCTTTACCAATAATTTCTTTGACATTAGCTGAAGCAACCCCAAGCTTGGCCATTTGCCCTGCATAACCACCCATAGCGGTTAATGCTGAACCTTTGTATTTTGCAGTTAATTCAGCCGTAATCTTGTTCATGTCGCCAGTGGCCAAAGTGGCCTTGCTGACTGCTCCGCCCATTTTGCCCAGTGCCGTAGTGTTGCCCTGGAAACCCTTGGCTAAAGCCGTGCTCACCGCGCTTAAATCTTTGCCAGTGTTTGCACTTATATCTAAAGCAAGGTTTAGTGCATCCTGAGATTTAGTCACATCTCCGGTGGCGGTTAACAAAATCTGTAAAGCCGGTCTTAAATTATCATCAAGCACGCCCGTGGTTTTTTGCAGTTTGCCAATAAAATCTTCAACATTTGTTGCAGCGTATTGAGCACCAACATTTTTTAAAGTATTAGAAAGAGATCTAGCAGCTTTCTCATCAGCCATAAAAGCTTGAACTGAAGCCTTGCCAAATTGTAAAACTTTCCGAGCAGCAAAAACACCAGCAAAAGTCTTGCCTAAGTTTTTGACCGTTTTATCAAATGCGCTTATATGTTTTTTGGCTTGGTTTAAACCCTTTGGGTCATACCGTGTAGTTGCGCTGACTAATAAATTTGGCATTATGAGGCCAACTTATAGCCGGATTGATTGCCCGCACCGCCTGAGGCGTTGAATATCTTGACGGCTTTATCAATGGCAGTAGTCACGGCCAAGGTTGCTTTGCCGTGATCTTGTTCCCAAGCCTTAAATATCAAACGGCCGCGTTCTTTGTCTTTACCGTAAAGACTCCCCATAGCTCCAATAAATAACTCACCGGCCCTTGGATTGTTAGATTTACCTTGACCGCCTGGAGTTTTTCTGCCCGCAGTCTCATAGATTGCGCCGGCTGCCGAATTGTTGCGCACATAGTATTGAGCGCGGTAGCCCTGACGGTTTTGAATGCTTTTGCCTTGACGATAAACAATTCCGGCAACAACTTCATGGGTATCAAAAAGAGGAAACTTGCGCACCCGGCCACTGGTGTTGAAGACGGCTTGGCTCTGAACCTTGCCGCGTTTTTCCCAGCCTGACAAATATGTGGGAAATCCCATTGGAACATCATTGCGGGCTTTATCACGAATTGTTATCATTGCAGCTTTGATTTCAATGTTCATTTGCTTAGTCAGGTCTTTATCAAACTTGCGCATTGCCTTCAAAGTGGGTTCAACGCCTGTTATGTTTAGTGGCACGGGCCCTCTCCTTCGCTCTGTCGTTTAGTACCTGAAGCACGGCTTTAAACATTCTTTCATCAAGATCTAAAACTTCGTTGGGGCTTATTTTGAGCTCCACCGCTAGTGAGGCCACTAGATAGGTGAAACTTCCCCGCTCTATTTTTTTTCGGGCTCGTCATCCATAACTTC